TGAATATTTCTTAGAAAGTCAAACAAAGCGTTTAGATTTAGCAGAAGAATTTTTTGATAATCACTACGATTATTTAACGGAGTGGTACAATCAATGATACCATTGTATCAATCATTTTTAGACTCTTCTCCAAATATTGGTTCTGATAATCAAGTTAATGATCTTTATACACAAATAGATCAAATAAGATATCAACCCAGTACAACAAATACAAACGAACTTTGTTGGAGATCTGAAAAAAAATTTAATAATATTGATTGGCTTTTAAAAGAAATTACAAATAAAGTATTTAAAGCAATTAGTTATTACAGTAATAAAGATAGTGTTTTTTCAAATGCGTTTGAAAACATTAATAAAGAACAATTAAAAATACATTATTGGACAAATATAAACTTGCCTGGTTCTAGAAATGTAATGCACTCGCACAAGAGTGCAATTTTTTCTGGTGTGTATTATGTACAGGGAACTGATACCGGTTCTTTGAGAATTATAAATCCTGCAAACATGTTAGGAGAATGTAACAATCTATCTCCTTTTACTAGAGATTTTTATTATGATCCTAAAGATAGAGATTTAATTTTATGGCCTTCTTGGTTACCGCATGAAGTCGAAACTAACAATTCAAGTAGAGAACGAATTAACATAGCATACGATGTAATATTATGAAAAAGATAGAATTTTATTCAACAGTACCAGGTCTTCCAGACTTATATCCTATAGTAAAAGCTAAAGATGCATTGCCTATATGGGCAAAGTCGGCTAGAAATTCTTATGTAAAGAAAAAGAATCAAACAATAGGAAGAATGAATCATATATATCAGTGTCCTGGAATATTTGATTTATTTAATCAAGGATACATTGTTCCAATGTGGCATGATGTTATTATAAGTACAAACGGGGATCCAGATAGTTTTACATGGACAGTACCAACATCGGATCTTGCAGAATTAACACCAGACGTAAATATAATAGAAAATCAATCTAATGGTGTAGGTTCAACAATGCCAATTAAACCTTGGAGTTTAAATACTTTATTAAAAGTTAACACTCCTTGGCATGTTGTTGCTCCGAGAGGAGTGAAATTATTAATATTGCCTATCGCATATCCTGATAACTTCGAGTTTGAAAGTTCTATTGGAATCCTAAACCCGGGTTATAGTAACGAAATAAATTTACAGTTATATTATAATGTGCAAAAAGGCGATGTGTTATTAAAAGCTGGAACGCCATTAGCTCATATTATTCCTTTAAGTGAAACTAATTATGATTTAGTATGTAGAGAAATGAACAATATAGATAAATTTTGGCAAGCAAAGAAAAAATATTTTAGAAGTGCTACATTTAAATTAAAAAGAAACACAATACAAGATATATATTATAAACACTTCGGGAGACAAAAATGATTGCAGAATTGCGTACTGACGAACTTGTTACTTACACCGTACACAAACGAGAAGTAAAAGAAGGCGACGACATGGCACAATATAAAAGTCAAAAAGATCGCCAAAGATTAAGAAATTGGTTACATGCTTTATTAAAAGAGCATGATGTAATAATTTTTTATATCGACGAGGACGATAATGTTGAAAAGTGTATAATTGGCACATTAAAAGGGTTTAACGAAGATGTTATGGATATTCCTGTAGTTAAAGAATCTTGGCTAGGAGAAGTAGAAGATAGTTATCACCATATTCCGTTTGTAAGTGTTCCTGACGGCACACCGTATTATATACATGCAGACGATATAACTAAGTTTATTCTTAAAAACGATAAGTTAAACGAAATATCAAAGAAAACTAAATTATTTTAAAAACGGATATATTGTTTAAAACTCTCAGTAGTAATGTATGTGATTTAAGATAAATACTTCATATACAAAGGACTAAAAATATGTCAAGCTCAGCACCAATTGTAGATAGAATTAGAATTATACCAAGACCTGACGATTTCTTAGATCGTAACGTAGGATCTAGTGGCGAAGTATTTTTTAATAAAGCTACCAATAGTTTAAGGGTGTATAGCGGTAAAGACAAGAGCGGCTTTGAAATTGCTCGAGCAGACTTAACCAATGTTGACTCTTCACTATTTCTAAAACCGAGTGATCTAAATTCTCTTAGTATTGAAGAGTTTTCAGATGTTATGTATATGCCTAATCCGTTGCCCGCAGAAGGCCAAGTTCTAGTTTGGAGAACAGATCATTGGATGAACGAAGACTTAGAACTTTCGGGCGGCGCAAGTGTAGATGTATCAGATACAGCACCTACTGACCCAACATCAGGAAATTTATGGTTAAACACTACTACTGGTAAGTTATACATTTACATTAATGACGGTGACAGTGAACAATGGATACAGCCTTCGACAAGTTCAAGTTCGGGCGCTGCTAGTAGTGAAACTGATACATTGGCAACTGTGACTGCTAGAGGAGCAACTACTAACACTGCTGTTACAATCAATAATACACTAACAGTTGACGATTTAGCAACGGCTGGAGCCGGAGTTCCGACTATTACAAGTGCATCTACATTAACATTAAATGCTGCTGATGCAACTGTTGTTACAGGCGGCCCATTTAGATTGCCTAGCTTTACAACAACACAAAAAAATGCACTTGCAGCCGTTAATGGCGACATGCTATATGACATTACTCTTAATAAAACACAAGTTTACGAAAACGGAGCGTGGGCGAACTTAGTATAATGGAAAAAGAATACGCAGTAATTGTTAAAAGAGGTATAAATTTACAAGATGTTGATACAGAGTTAGCAGCATCGACCGGCGCCGGACCAATACCTGATAGAACAGTAGATATTGCTAATCCTAGATTAGGTTCTCGTCGAATGACTCATTGGATGCTCACTGACGACGAAGCTGAAAATCTTCGTAATGATCCGCGAATAATGGCTGTAGAAATACCGCCAGATCAGCGAGATGATATCACTATTGGCATCAAAGCAAGTCAAGCTGGCGAGTTTGAAAGATCAAACGTTGGACAAAGTACTGTAAATTGGGGTCTAAGACGATGTATAGATGTTAATAATAATTTTAATTCAATTACTGGATCAATTACTGGAAATTATAATTATGCGCTAGACGGGTCTGGGGTAGACATTGTAGTACAAGACAGTGGTATACAAGCTGATCATCCTGAATTTAATGACTATAACGGTAATAGTAGGGTGCAGCAAATAGACTGGTATACTGCTAGTGGACTACCTGGAACACAAAATACAAACTTTTATAGAGACAGAGACGGACATGGCACACACGTAGCTGGTATTGCTACAGCATTAACTTATGGCTGGGCAAAAGGTTCAAGGGTATATGCTCAAAAACTTGAAGGACTAGAAACACTACAAGGATCAGACGGAACAGGTATTCCGATTGCAGATGCATTTGATTCAATAAGATTATGGCATATATCTAAAGGCGGATCACGACCAACTATAGTAAATATGAGCTGGGGATATTTATCTCAAGTATCAGGTAACCCTACCAACGGAATTTATAGAGGAACTCCGTGGACTTTTACTCCTGGTGACAATCTTTTTGAGTTATATGGTTTGCCAGGGTCGATATATAATGGAAACACAAGATATCCGGCACAAGTTTCTGTAGTTGATGCAGAAATTGAAGATATGATTGACGCTGGTATACACATATGCATTGCTGCTGGGAATGATTTTTATAAAGCAGATGTGGTGGGCGGTGTTGATTATAATAATACTGTAGTGCATAACGGCAGCACATTTACGTATCATCGTCCTGGATCACCATATAGCGATGCTGCATTTTTTGTAGGAAACATTGATAATATAACTAATAGCGGAATCGATAGGCCAGCAGCATCAAGTAAAAAAGGACCAGCTGTAAATATATGGGCTCCAGGAAGTGCAATAATAAGTACTGCTTCAAACTTAAATGATATAGAGTACGATCCAGTTACATTTACGTATCCGTCGAATTCAGATTATAATGTAATGAATATAGGCGGAACTTCAATGTCATCGCCACAAGTAGCCGGATTACTAGCACTTTATCTACAAAGTCAGCCATCGTTATCTCCTGAAAATTTGTTTAAAAAAATAATCAATGATTCGTCAGAAGTAATTTCTAACACAGGGTTGGATGATGATTATTCGGCCAATACTACTAGTCTAATGGGTAGTTCTAATAGATTGTTATATAGTAGATATGGTATTGTAAATACGTCATCTATTACCGGAGCTCTATCGCTTAATAACGTTAGATTATCAATATCTACTACATAAATATACAAAACACAGAGGTTAAATAATGGCATTAAATTTTCCAGCAAATCCACAATTAAACGATACATACACTTCTAACGGCGTAACATGGGAATTTGACGGAGTTGCTTGGAATGTAGTTCCTTTAGAAAGAAATATTTTTACTACATTTAATGCAGATACTGGCTCAACAACTCCGGATACAACTAATGATACATTAATTATAGCAGGAGGGACTGATATATCAACGGCTATATCAGGAGACACGATTACTGTTAATTTTACTGGTCAAGCCGGCGGCGCAACTAACGCTATTACAACTGTTACTACAGACGACGGTACATTTACTGCAACCGGTGAAAGCACTTTACAAATTTTAGGTAGAACTAATATATCTACTGAACTTACTACAGACTCTAATGAGTTACATATTGATTTAGATGCGTTTAGTATTGATTTTTTAAGTGATGTTGACACATCTAGTACTCCGCCAACTTCAGGTCAGGTGTTAAAATGGAACGGGTCAAACTGGGCGCCGGGTGCTGATGCTACAACGGGCGGCGCTGGTACTGATGCCGATACGCTCGATGGCTTTGATAGTACATATTACTTAGATTACAATAACTTTTCAAATACTCCAGCAATTGCATCGTTAACAGACTTTAGTATAGGCAATGAGTTAACAGCAGCAGGCAATGGTGCAATTAGTTACGACAATACAACTGGTGTCTTTAGATATACTCCTCCTACTGCTGCCGGCCTAGGTGCACTTACAGCTGAAGTCAATGATCTATCAAGTGCAGTTACTTGGGCAAATGTTCCAGATGCTAATATTACTGAAACAAGTGTCACACAACACGAATCTGCATTGTCAATTACAGAATCACAAATTAGCGACTTAGGTAGTTATCTAACCAGTGTAAGTGCAAGTGATTTAAATTCAATTAGTATTGACGCACTAAGTGATGTAGATACTACAACAACTGCACCTACAGACGGACAAGTTCTAGCATGGGATGCAGCTAACAGTGTATTCGCACCATCGGATACTGGTGGCGGCGGAGATGTAAATCAAAATGCATTTAGCACTATTACTGTTTTAGGAAGTAGTAATATTGTAGCAGACTCAACTACGGATACTTTGAATTTTGTACAAGGTAACGGTATTGTTCTTAGTACCGATCCTGCAACCGATACAATTACAATCACAAGTAATATTAATCCGGGAGCATCAACGTTTAGTCAATTGACCGATGTGCAAGCAGCTAATGGGTTGACAATAGATCGAATATACAAGCAGGCTATTGTAAGGCTTACTACCGGAGCAATAGGATTTACAGCATATACATTTAATAGTCATTATAGCGGAAGCAATCCTACTATATATGCATTATCAGGAACAACAATTGCGTTTGATTTAAATGGTGCACCGGGTCACCCTACTGAAATACAAACTGGCGCCGGAGTAGCATTAGGTGCAGAGGTTTATCATGTTAGTCCTGAGGGTGTTGTGCGAGATCAAACAGATCCTTCATTTGATGCTGATAGAGGAACGTTATATTGGGATATTCCTGAAAGTACTAGTGGAACCTTTAGATATCAATGTATTGCTCACGCACCTATGGTAGGAACTATAGTTGTAAAACGATTTAGTACCCTTTAGAATCCTTTATAAGCGCAGACAGCTGTCTTCTTAGATTAACTGATTTTTCGATACTATCTTTTGCTGTCCTAGGATCTATTGATTTACTATTAGCTGGATTATGTGCTTCGGTTATGTATCTACATTCCATCTCAAGATTAGTTAATAATTTTTTTGCACGCTCTTTTGCAATAGGATTAGTAATTTGATCTATCGATTGTTGATAATATTTAAATTCTTTTATAAACCGATTAGTGTTTTCTATTTTTAACATTAGTTTAACCTATAATAATCTTCTTGAATGTTGTTGTTACTAGTTTCTGCCATAGCACTATTGGGCACTATGCTTTTCAATGTAACAGGTAACAATGCAGGAACTTCGAATACACTACCCTCGGGTAATTCTTTAGCATACGCCTTACCATCCTTTGGGTCAACCCATTGTACTTCAAATTTTCCAGCATTAACAAACCAACTTTTGTATCGATCTTTATGAAAATGCAATTTAGTTTGCATACCTTCTTTTTCAAATACTAATATTTTGCTACAGTAGTATTCATTGTCAGACCAAACAATATCGTATCCATAGTCTGTTTTTTGAATATTGTCTTTCATTTATTATCCTATTAAATTGATAGTTTTAAATACAGTTTCTAACTTAGTTAAATTAACTTTACTTTGCAAAGTATTTCGCAATCCGTGATGCAAAGGTTTTGGCCATTTAGTAAAACTGCACCATGCATATCCGTTATGTTCAATATTAAGTTGTGGAATAAATTCACTGTCGACTACACAAAGGTAAGTGTGGAAATGAAATCTACTATCAGATGATACAAAGCTTTCTAAAGGAAGTGTTTTTTTGATTAAAGGAACAAACCCTATTTCTTCTTCGATTTCGCGCTGTAGACCCTCCCATGGAGTTTCAGCACCTTCGTTAGTGCCGCCCACAAGTCCCCACAAGTCTTTGCGTTTACCTTGCGCTCGATGCAAAAATAAAAATCTGTTTGTATCTAATGTATAAAATAATGCACCACTGCATATAATCATATTGCTCATACATATAATTAGCAGATGAGCATACTTTAATATATACTATTTGGACAATTATCCTGCTAGTTCAACACGCCAAGTTCCTACAGGATAATCCCCATCAATGCTTAGTAGCCATTCATTGTTATTGAATCTGTATTGCACACCTGTATTAAGATTAGTTGTATAAGTAGTTTCAGTTGTTTCGCTAGCATCAAATATAATATTCCACTTAGATCCACTCCATTCGATAATATCATTTGCACTTGCTACTAATGCACTAGTATCGGCATTTTGCCAAGCAACTGGCGACTCAGTTGCATTGTCATTTCCTACATCTTCTAACAACAGTAGTCTAACACCTGCTGTTTTAATACTAGATGGATTAAAGTTTGTAGGATTAATTATATAATCGATACTAGTACGTCCGGCGATAACTGTATCGCTCGGAAAACTATCTTCATCCCAATTAATTGTTATTCTAGTTTCATCGAGTGGATTTAACGCAAATGTGCCAGTAACGGTACTTGCGTTTTCTTGGCTTGTAAAGAATATACGACTTACGTCTGCTGCATATTGTCCAGGCAATGCTTCAAATATTTCTCTCCAATTTTTATTACCTACGACCCCGTTTGAGTATAATTGAGCAGTGTCACTATCTACAAATGCTCCATATGTTCTGTAATTTACATTTGCCATTTCGGCAGCTGTCTCAGTTTGTGCTTTTCGGCCAAATTTATTTTCAGCAATACCAGCACGAGGTACATCGTCATATGCATTTAGTATTGGAGCACTAACTCCGTCTTCTATAGTGCCTAAACTTTCATCAAACATACTTGTAATGATGTTTGTGATAACACCCATTTTACGAACTTTAGTAGGCGGACTAATATAGATAGGAATACTAAATGTAAGTGTTGCAATGTCAATTTCACTTTCGACACCAACAGGAACACTTCTATTTGACCAAGTTACGTTTTCTAAATTAACAACACTAATACTAGTCCAATCAATAAAATTGTCTGTAGTTTGCATTTCTAAACTAGGATTAAATAATACTAGAATTTGTTCTAGTAGCTGTAATTTTTGATCAGTATTACTAGTCCATAAATCAGCATTAACACGCATCATATACGGCGTAGGAATTAGTCTTTCAACTGTATAGTTTTTACCTTGTGTATTTAGATATTCACCAGTACTTTCGTCCCACTCACGTTCTCTAATATTAGTCTTGCGTGTATAAGTTGCATCAGTTAGTCTGTCTTTGTCTAATTCGAGTCCAGTTAAATAAACAGCAATGCGAGGCGCACTAGGTAGTTTATTCTCACTATTCTCTCTAATAATGTTAGCAACTTG